AATGCCCTCTTTAAAAAAGACTGGATAGAAAATAACAAGGTTGACGTTTTACCGCTTGTTGCAAACCGCTATCGTATTATCGTGAGCGTCGATCCTGCGGCAAGCCATTCGGCAGATTCAAACCATACCGGTATTATCACGGTATTAGAGGGCAGCGCACCTGAACGGCTTATCAGCGCCGCTGCTATTCAGCACAAAAACGAAAGCCACTACTACGTGTTAGCTGATGCGTCTCTTATCGGAACACCCCATCAGTGGGGCTTAACCGTAAGGGCTGCGGCCGAAACGCACAAAGCCGATACGGTTGTCATCGAAGACAATCAAGGCGGCGACATGGTAGAAAGTACGCTCATCAATGCAGGGGTAACGCAGCGTATTCAGCGTGTGCGGGCAGTGCATTCAAAACTCGCACGGGCGCTTAACTCATCTACCCTTTGCGAGCAGGGACGTATTCACTTCTATAGAAATCCTGCTACCTATAACGCGGAACACGGAACCGATCCGCTGGATATGCTTGAGGATGAATTATGTAACTGGCAGCCGGGCGACGATAGCCCCGATCGCATGGACGCATTCGTTCACGCAATCAATTATCTAAAACCCGATTTAAAAGACTTAGCGCAGGAAGATAAAGCAAAAAGAGCATTGTTTAATGTTCTGGGAGGCGGACTGTAAAATGAAACTGGCAGATTTTTTTATGCGGAACCGGAGCATCTCCGGTTTATTCTTAGATAGCGGCATTACAAAACGGGATGCAGCTGAAGCATTTAGCAGCGTAAAAACGGACTATGTGCTGTCCCGTTCTCTGTATTCGTCGGCGCCATCGCATCAGAGCGGCTATCTTGACTATGCGCTGGGTAACTACTGTACCAAGCTCTATATCGATACCTTTTGCTGGTTTATCGGCTTACCTGATATTCAAGCGGAAAGCGATACGTTTTCAAAAGCGATACAAGCGTTTTTAACGAGAAATAAGACGCTGCTATTCAATATTTACAAGCAAACAATGGTAGACGGTAAGCATTATGTCTGGATAAGATTAGAGCAGACTACAACGGGAAAAACTGAAATCCGCATAAAGCAAATCCCTCTTGAGCTTGTTATTGAAGATGATTGTATCAAAGACCTTACAGGCGGCTATACGCGCTTCGTAACTGAAACAGTAGAAAAATGGAAAGAGAGAGGCGTAGACCGTAAAGCGGTTATCCGCATCACCCTTGAGGCTGGCAAGGAAACAATCGACATTGACGGCGACCTTCCTGCGGGGTATCGGCAGAAACAAACGGTCAACCGTACTGCCTTCCCGTTTGTGCCGGTATTTTGCCTTTATAACAACAAGCAAACATTCTTAAAAGACGGCATCCCCGAAATTGCTCCGGCGGTTCCGTTTATCCGCCGGTATGACGCGACCTTGCGGAAAGTCGGGCGGCATATCGACAATATTCTTGAGCCGCGCTTATTGGTCAAGGTGAAAAACGTTGCGCAATTTCTCAAATACTCATTCGGTCTTACGGATGAGAAAATCGGACATATCGCAGAAGGGAAAGAAGCGGTTGATATGACGCAATTTAAGGCGGCTATTATGGACGGTGAAGATGCGGCAAGCGATATACGGTATGTCGGGCAAAACAATAATGTTGAAAGCGCGGTATCCCTTCTGAAACTCTTACACTGGATTATCGTTGAGCTTACGATGCCTGAATACCTGTATGGAACGGCGATGCAGTCAACCAATGCGAGCGTTGCCGAGCAGTCTCCCGTATGGGCAAAGAAGGTGGAGGGGCGGCAAGGTGAATATAACGAATTTTACTATTGGCTTGCCGATGTGTTCAAAGCAGCCCGCATTGCGCTTGCAGGACGTGATGAATTTGCTGGGGACGGAGGAGCCGATGAGGTAATAGTCCGCTGGCAGGAATTGACGGCAAAAGATGATGTTGCAATGATGAACGCCCTCGCCACCTTTGTCGGCGCAATGGATAAAGCCATGACAATGGGTTTAGTCTCTCCCAAAAGCGCCTTTAATACCCTTAAAACCTTTATGGCAATCCCCGCAGACTATGAAACGGAAAAGGACGCCGCTAGTGAATGGCTCAAGCTCAAAATCCGGCTTGAAGCCTTGCAGGACAGAATCCGCAGCGGAGATATAGAAGCCGAAGCTACGATTGAAGACCTCTTTAAGAGTGCGTAAATGGACTTTGATTTATCGGGCTTGCCGGAAGAGCTGCAAGGCTTTATCCGCACTGCATTGCAGGGGCGGCGCAAGGCATTACTGACCGCCGAAGCGGAGATAAAAGCGGCGTTGCAAGAAAGTATCAATCGCATACGGGATCGAATTGGCAAGCGCGGCGTTTTTACCGGCATTACTCAAGAACTGGCAGGGCGCATAGCAGAGGAAAAAGTCTTTTTTGCTTCCGAGCTTGAGCGTATTACGCAGGAAGGATTAACCCGCGCAGCGTATGCGGGGCTTTTTGTCGGGGAGCAAACAAAACGGTATTACAAAGAAAAAGGCTTACTCAAATTTCGCCTGATTGAAAAAGACGTGCTCCGTGAAGCGGAGATAATCGCAGAAAGCACTCTGCGCAAGCAGCGGATATTCAAGAATAAGCCGTTTGTCCTTTCGGACAGAATATGGGACATATCTGATAACAACTATGAAAAGATAAAAGAAATTATTTCAAGCGGCATCAATACCGACTGTGTAAAAGTTGCAAAAGCGTTGCAGCAGTATGTCAAAGAAGGCGCTGAAACGTTCGTAAAAGACTACCCGAATATGTGCGACAGGATGGGCGGGCGGGTTCCGAAGAGCTTAAACTATGAAGCCTTACGGCTTGCCCGCAATGAATTATCCGAGGTGTATTGGCAGGCAACGATTGAAGGCTTTAAAGAAAATCCTGCTGTGAGGGCAGTAAAATGGCTTTTATCGAATAACCGGCTGCCCGGCTATCACGATATTTGCGACACGATGGCGTATGCCAATGCTCACGGACTGGGCGCGGGGATTTATCCCGTTGATGATGCCCCTGAAAAGCCGCATATCTGCTGCCTCTGCACACTAGCGCCGGTGATCGCAAAGGATATAGAGCGCGGCGATATTGCCAATAAGCTGCCTGAAAATTGGGAAGCAATCAAAACACGGCTGGAGAATACCTCCGCATTTACTAATCTGGAAGAATTAACCGAAGCGCAGAAAGAGAAACTGAAAGAGCAGAGAAAAGCAGCGTATCGAGTAAGAGCAGAAAAGAAAAAACAGCAAAAAGCCGAACTTGAAAAGAAACTTCAAACATACTATAGTAATCCTACTGAATATCGGAATGCTTATGCCGAATGCTATGGCAGCACGGTGAATAAAGGCAAGCAGGCTAGACATCTTTTCGGTTCCGATAAACTTAAAGAAAATAGCAGCTACTTCAAAAACGACCTTGAAACCTTGCAAACGATTATCGATGAAAAGGCGGGGAAAGGCGTAATATCTTTGATAAACGGACGATTAACCGAAATAATACAGGATGATAGATTAAAAGGATTCAACAAAAGCATTATTGATAATAATCTTTATGAAACCGACAGGGCAAAAATTCATTATAGCAAAACCGGTATACATCTTGTACCAACATTAAAAGAGGTGTAAGAATGACAGAGATAGAATTGATAGAATGTTATAGAAACTCGCAGCATAAGAAAGTTACAGTAAAATGTACTAACGGCGCTCTGTTTGACGGTGTTTGCTCCGGTTTTACACGGGCAATCGACAATGAACCGGAGATAGCGTCTATAATGCTCGATCCTATTGGTAAAACAGAAAAGATTTTTTATGATATTTTTGCAAATGAAATAGAGAGTATTGAATTTGCGGGAGACTAATCCAGTGTATAATTCTATTTCCATGAATGGAATGAGAATGAATAAAATATGATAACAGAGTTGGAAATGGCAAAAAACGCTGGTAAAAACATAAAAGTTACCTTGCTAGATGGACAAATAATAATCGGATTCTGTAGAGGCTTTACCCAAGCTATAGACAACGAACCTGAAATAGCGGAGATAGATATAGAACTTGAAAACGGGCATCTAACCGGCGTATTTCAAGACGAAATAGAGAGCATCGAGGTTGTAGAGGGGTAAAAATTACCTTTTAGGTAACTTTCATTTGACATTTCATGGAGTGCGTGTTATACTAATAGTAGTTCAAGGAATTTTAAAATTTGCAGTTATCTATCGCAAACACAAAATTAGAAGATATATTGCTCGATATAGAAGATATAGCCGGTTCTAAGAATTTAGCGCAAAAATATCTTGGAAAAGAACTTGCAAAAGTATTGAAAAAGAGGATAAACGAACTAAAAGCAGCTGATACTTTTGCAAAATATCTTTCCTTTGGTATCGGTAAACCGCATAGTTTAGAAGGGATAGCATTTAAAGATTGCTATGGTGTAAGCCTTGATGCCCATAGACGATTAGTTGTTAAACCCATAACGGAAAACACTTCTGCGGAAGCACTCGCAGAATGTAAAACGGTTGAAATTAGAGGGATTGTAGAATATCATGGTACAAAAAATGAATGGATTATCTCGTGAGCTTATTATTCATCCGGGGGAAACTTTAAAAGAAATTTTAATAAATAAAAATATGTCTCAACAGGAACTCGCATTAAGAACCGGAGTAACAGCAAAACATATTAGCACGGTATTGAATGGTGAAAAGAATATTTCCGCTTCTTTTGCTAATAAACTTGAATATGCGCTTGGTATCGATGCTTCTTTTTGGATGACGTTACAAACTAATTACGATAAAGAAATTCTGGCATACGAAGACTTACATGCAATTTCTAGCGAGGAATTGGCTATTGTTAAAAAATTAAAAGATATTATACAATATTTGACGCAGAAAGATATGATACGATTTTGCGCCCAAGAGGATGAGAAGCTTTTACAATTAAGAAAATTTTTTAATGTCAGTAATCTTACTGTTATTCCACGTATAGCGTATTGTGCGGCTTATCGGGCGCAGACAAAAATAAAGATTGATAAATACATATTGTTTGGATGGCAAAGTGTCTGCGAACATTTAACCGAAAAAATGGAAGTTGCTTCTATCGAAGAAAGCGAACAAGGGAAACGCATCTTTTTACGCCTAGCGGATATAAAACAATGTATGATGTATTCCCCGCATGAATTTATTCCTCTTTTACAACAGATTTTTTCTTCTTGCGGTATTGCATTTTGTGTTGTTCCATCTTTTAAAGGTGCCCCTGTACAAGGCTTTATAAAATACATGGGGAATAACAAAACAATAGTATGTATGACATTTCGACAGAAACGAGCTGATATATTTTGGTTTACACTTTTTCACGAAATAGGACATATTATTAATGGGGATACAAAGCAAAAATTTATAGACTTTGAATCGGTTGAGAATGAAAGAGAGTTAAAAGCAGATTCCTTCGCACAAAATATACTATTGGATAAACAGCAATATAAACTTTTTAAAGAGCAGGGAGATTATTCATTACAAGCTATTATGCAATTTGCGGAAGAGCAACAGGTATTACCCTGTATTGTTGTTGGCAGATTAAAAAAAGAAAAAATATTAACATGGTCTGCTTATAACGCTGTGCAGAAAATATATGACGTTTCCACTCTTTTATAAGTTCGCGCACTATTTTCAGTTGTTGCAAAATCCGCAACAACTGAAAAATCATATATAAGCCTTTTTCCGTTCTTCTATCTGTTTCGCAATTTTATCAAAATCAAGGTCTATATCTTTAACGACTTGAATAACGTCCCTAAGAATATCGACAGTTAGCGGCACATCAGCTTCAATATTGATAATACCAAGCGCTTCCATTTCCTTTTGTAGCGCTGCTCTATCTGTCTTATTCATGTATTACAATCCTTACCCATCCCGCAAAGAACCTTCCAGAAAGACAGCACAGTCAAACTCGTAATCATCTTTTTCAGAGGAAATGCCGACATCTCCGAGTATCTCTTGTACGCGCATACAACGCCGGAGTGCGTTACAGCGTTCACGGTAGTCGTGTATTCCTTCTTGTTCAAAAACTGCATCAATATCGTGCTGGGAAGTACAGATATTGAGCTTTTCAAGAATCCGGTTATCGGCTTCACTTAACGGCTTTTTTACTAAGCCTAACTTTTCATAGAAGGGAGTAAGCCGCCAATAGCCGGTAATAAAATGGGAGAGCGCAAATTCATACAACTGCTCATCTGTCGGAGGTATTGAGGGGCTAAAAAAATAAGACGGCGCATACATCGCATAGGTCAAGTACCGCTGCTTTTCTTGTATATCAGTAATGCCGAAGTGAATAAACACAACCGCTATCTGCTGTTCACTTTTGCATTCCCGTAATGCCCCGATGATGCGCTTGTCAAAAGTCATTTATGTTATTCCTTAATAAATAGTATTGGAGAAAGATATGCCCTTACATCCAAAATAAGAAACTTTGATTTTTTACGAATTAAGGGCATATCGTTTATACAGTGTAGTTCAAAGTTCTTATTGCAACATAAAATCATATAGCAGCTGTCAAGTATTCCTTTACAACTGCTTTTTACGCTCAACCTCTAGGGAGGGTGGAAAAGGCTGAACTTATATTTTAAAAAGTATTTTGCGCCTATTGCAAAAAGTATTATTGTTAGTATTGCCGAAAGTATTATAACGGCAATCATCCGCCGATGGAGTTTATCTTTTTGTTTATTGATTATTGCCTGCTGTTTCGCTATTGTTTCGGCCGCCTCTTTTTCGTATGCGTTGTAAGATTGCCGCAAGACTTTCAAGGTATTGCGTTCCGTCTGTAATTGATTTTTCAAGTTGTTCGCTATTCTCTCTGCTTCCTGCAAGCTCGCTGTCAAGGTTTTCGCTTGCCTCTCTTGCGCCCTCAAGCGTTCCGTTAAGCTGTTCGCTTGCGATTGCAGACTCTGTCTGTCTCTCGCTAAGTTCTCCGATATGCTCTCTAACCTCGTAAGCTCCGTTTCCGTTACCGTATACAGCTGCTCTTGTGCAGCAACCGGAAAGGGTAAGCAGCAACAAACAACTAAGACAAACAATAAAAATATTCTTTTCATGCATCATTTCCTCCTACATTACCCATTGTTTACCGCTTTCTCAAAAACCCGAGTACCCGCGCATAGCTCCAAGAACTAACATGCGCCCCATCTTGCTTAAACCCATCCTGCTCAAAGACTACCATTTCCGCAGCGCTGGAATTAAGCACAATAGCGATATGCCCATACTGATTTGCTTTAGTGGCAGCGAAAATAACGACATCCCCTTTTTCCGGCTGCATGCTGGCTTTATACGGAATGCGCTCAAAGTATTTTTGTTCAAGCGGTATTGTGTCATACTTCGTATACAGCTCCGCAGCTCCGACCACCCCGCCGGTATGCGGGATTGCTAATACATCCTTGCAATATTGCCGGAACACATCAACGCATTGCGCCCCGTAATGCCCGTCATAGTCAATCTTTTTGCCGTTGTATTTTTCTACAAACTGCTCCAGTGTCATGTATGCCCCCTTGTCTTTATATTTCTATACCTAATGCTTTTAAGTATCCGATATTCTTTTTTATGGGATAATCAATACAGATTTCTTTGTACTCCGGTAAAAGGAATGCCGATTGCTCAGCCTTGTACATTGCGATTTTTTCTTTTATCCGCCGAGCGATAATCCGTATCATTTCATCAGCCCAGTCATTTACGATTGTTTCTATTTGTGGGGCGATTTCTTTCCATGAAGGATATTGTTCCGTGCCGCACGGTACGGCAGGGAGTTTATGTAAAAAGGCTTTATAGTCTTGTTCGATGAAATAGAGAATGTCGGCGATATAGCCTTTACGCTCTGTTGCCGTCAGCCGCTCCCGCATACAGTTATAGTCTACACGTTCCTGCAGCACGTCTTTTACCAACTCGACAACAGAAAGCATCGGCATTTCACATTTTACGAAGGGCAAAAAGACTTCTTTGATTGTGCCGTTAATGCGGCGAATTACCCGCCGCTCGTCTGCCTTTGTTTTTTCGTCTATTTCTCCAGATTGACGGAATAACTTCTTGCGGTATTCTTCATCATGGAGCCGGTCTTTTTCTTTTTTCTCTATATCCGCTTTGAATACCTCTAGCCTACCGTCTACATTTTTTTCAAGATCACCGACGATAAGACTCTTATCATCGACGTCAAGCTTCACGCCTTTTTTTATTGCTTTATGCAACAAAATAAAAATAAGCACTGCGATAAATGCTATGACAATCCATCCTGCCAGCGGAATGTTTCCTGCCTGTTCCATAAATTTCAAAAAGCCCCTTTCTTACTTACAAAGTGTTATCAGCATAGAAGAAACGCAGTGCGTAACGCAAATCAGCAGGGGTGAAAATTATGTTCCTTAAAATATTTTTATTCTTTCTACGCGTAAAATTTGTGTTACGCACCCCCAATTATTTACAATACAGACCGTACCACAAAAAGAGGTGATGTCATGGGGAAGTCTAGAAAAAACACATATACGCAAAAACCACTTTTTATCGATCCTGCGCAAACGCCGTTTGTATCGATTGAGGCTGTGGGTGAAATGCTTTCCGAAGTGGAAGCAAAGACAATAATGAGCCGCATCCGCTTAAATCCGCTTGCGACACCTGAAATGATTGCAGCGCTCAAAGGGGATGCCGATCCGCTCGATTGCATTTTCGCCGTTGAATATCGAAAAAGCAAAGGCGGCGTTGAGTATCTGGATGCCGCGTATGAACACATTGTCGAAACGATTTTGACCAGTACGGTTTTTATTCCTTCCGGCTATGGGCATCAATCGCAAGAAGCATTCTTTTATGAAGGACGCGAGATATACGGAACGGTTATCGGCGCATTACTCGATAAAGAGGCGGGGAAAGTCTATTACCGCATTATTCCCGACAAGGGAGAACACGCGGAGAAAATACGGCGGTGGCTAAAAAATAAGCAGATTAACGCAGTCTCTATCTGGGGAATACCGACGTATGCGGATGAAAGGAAAAAGACGGTTATTGATTACGCCTTGCGCTCTGTTGACTTTGTGCCGCCGCTTAGCGAAGGGCAATATAACGAAAGCGCAATCGGGCAGATGGCGGGTATGAGTTTTAATGAGCAGGAAAGAAAAATCCGCGATGCCTTGCGAGAGAAATATGCAGACTATGTTTTTACGGAAGATTTTTATGATGATTATGTCATCGGTGAATATGAAAATCAGCTGTATAAAATTCCGTACAGCATACAAAACGATACGGTTATATTTGGGGCGGCTCAAAAGGCGCGCCGCGTTGTTGAATATAAACTTCAGGAGGAAGAAATGGAACTGACAAGTATAGCAAATGATGAGCTTACGGCAGAAATCGCACGGAGAACAAAAACGGGGCTTTTGTCTGCTCAAGCTGTTGCAGGGGAAATGGGGGTAAAACTGGAAGATGCTCAAAAGCTAAAAGCCTTGGAAGCGGCTTCCAGTGAACTTGCTGAACTCAAAAAAGCTGCCGGTGAAATGGCGCTTACCGATGCTATCAACTTTGCGAAAAAAGCGAAGGAAGAAGAAAAAGCGGAGGCGGCAAAGAAAGCGTTTGGTGAAATGGTCAATGCAGTCAAGGCTGAAAAGGGCTTAACCAAAGACGGTAAACCTATCGGTGCGATGGCAGCGTTGGTGGATAAATTCTGCCATTTTGAAACCGGTATGAGTAAAGAGCAGGTTGCAGGAGAAATGGATCGCGTAATGAATGATGCGGACATTCAAAAGCTCGTGCAAGGAAAAACCGCAGCCGCTCCGGTTGGTCAGATGGCAGGTATGGGCGCAAAAAGTGAGCCGGAAGTGTACAAAATCTAAACGAGGAGGTGTGATATGACAGGAGAGCACAGGCTTTTATCAGTCAATAAAACGGTTGCAATCGCAGATGTAACAATTCCCGCGGGAGGAGCGCAGACGCTTGATAATCACGGCATTGTCTTTGTCGGAGACCGCGCGGGGGTTGTGCTGCAAAAAGAAGCCGGCAATCAAGTAACGGTGTCTTTTGACACACAGCGGGAATGGACAACGGAAAGCTACGATAGCGCCAATTTGCCGAAAATCGGCGAAAAGGTATATCTCGGCGCTTCGGACGGTAAGCTCACGAAAACCGCATCGGGCAATAAGCTCGTCGGCTATTATTGGGGAACGATGGGAGGCGCGGCTCTTTTTTCGCTTCACGCATAAAAGCAATCCGTACATAACGAGGAGGATGAAAGAAACAATGGAATTTGTATCGAATGAAACAATCCGTATGAAAAATGCTGCGGATAAAAAACAGATGTCGCTTCAATACCGTGCGCCGAATGTACCTGCCGGTGAAATGACAATAGAGGATACCGGCGCCGGTACGCGCACTGAAATCTTTACGCGGGAAATGCTTGCGCGGGCGGTCGGCTTACCGTCAGGAGAAATGATGAGTGTAGAAGATTTGCATAAGTTTGCAAAGCAAGCCGTTCTTGACGTATCGCTCGGTATGGCGGAGCATCCGGCTGTTTATCCCTTCATTTACGAAGAGATTAAAAATGCCGATTTTCCCCGCACAATCAAAGTGATGGAGCTTATCGGAATGCGCGCTGCATTCGGTGTTACCAACGATGGGGAAAGTGTGCCGATGGCGGATTTTAAATTCGGTAAGCTCGATACGGTTGATTTTAAGACGTTCGCTGCCGGTTATTCTATCTCACGCGGCTGGGTAAACTTCAATGAATTTTGGAAATTACCGCAAGCGTCAAAAGCGCTCGGTATTGCGCATAATGCTGTTCTTGACCATCTGCACCTGTCGCCGATTATTACGCATTCGTATACCGGAGATGCCGTTACCAATAAGGTAACAACCGGCAGTACCGACCTTGAGAATGTATGGCTTACGCTTCGGCAAGGGCTTAAAGATGCCCTCAAGCGTACCAATGCAGGCGGCTATCGGATTCGTCCGACTATTGCGCTGTGTAATTCAGCGACAGCGATGGATGTAGAAGCGGCAATCAAAGGCTTATTGCAAAAAGGTACGCAGCTGGGGCAGCTTGCGCAGATTCAGAGCGTTTTAAGTTATGACGGCTGGACGGGTGAAGTCGGCGGAATTAAATACGAGTTTAAAGCTCCGGCTGATAACGAAGTGTATTTAATCGTTCCGAAGCGGTCCTTTAAGGCGCTTGTAAAAGAAGATTTGACGCATCTTGAACAGCGGGGAAACATTCTCACCCTTTCTGAATTGGATGTTGTTGAAACCTTTACCCGTTGCGCGGTTGCCGGTGTTGCAGATGCCGTGCATAAGGTAAAGCTCGCATAAGGTTTTAAAGAGAGGTGAGCCGTTTATTTCGGCTCCTCTCGACAGATCGAGGAGATGATATGGGAAGTGAAAATATTACCTTACGCATAATGAAAACGGCTAACGGCTGGTACGTTGAGCATGAAGCGAATGATATAACGAACAGCTACGCAGTTGAAAGTGAAGCATGGGATGATCTCAATCCTGCGCTTGCGGGAACTTTTGAAACGCCGTTTAAAGTGCCGGAAGAAAACGAAAACAGTGCTCAAAAGCCGAAGATAAGCGAATTAAAAGCAAAGATCAAAACACTTGAAGCAGCGGAAAAAGAGTTACACGACTTGAAAGAAGCGGCGGGCGGTATTGATATTTTGCAGGCGATTGAAAGCGCAAAGAAAGCGCAAGCGCAAACAAATCCGCAAATTTAGAAGGGAGATAGCAGCGCATGATCATCACCGAAGCATTGATGCAAAGAATCCGCACCCTGCTTAACGAAGTAATACCGGACGGGGGCAGCGAAGCGGACACGCATTTTTCTATGCTCGATTTAACGATCACATTGCAGATGTCGGAAAGTGAAAATCACGCGCTCTACCTTTTGTGGACGCAAAAGGCAGGAATTATTCAGCGGGATGCAGGAGAGATAAAAAGCATTAGTGCAGGAGGGGAAGCAATAGAAAAATACACCGCCGCCGATTATGTGAATCTCTGCCTTAAAACTGCGCAAGGGTATAAAGAGGCATGGGAAGCAGATCGGAAAAATGCCGGCGCTTCGTTTTTAATCTGTAGTAAAAAAGATGATGATGAGGCTGCGCTATGGTAAATGCAGTCAAACAATTACGGAAAGACACGGAAAGTATTATCGATGTGAACCCGTCTCTTCTTGTATTTATCCGCCGTGAAAGAGAGAAAAATGAATACGGCAATGTAAGGGAAGGAGAAAAGCGAACGGAAATACAGCGGGTGCGGATTGCAGAAATCTCGCACAGCGAAACCGACCGACTTTTGCAAGAAGGCTTATTTAAAACACATATCGTCAATATCACTGCATTTCACGATGCGGATATTCAGGCAGGCGATTTATTCGATTTTCAAGGCAGCCGGTATGAAGTCGTTTTTATCCGAAAGATCACTATCGGCGGGTATGCGCCGGAGAATGCCTACAAGATGTCAGGAAGGGCAAAAGAGATACGAGAGGCAGCCGAATGAGAGGGATGGAAGCGGTTTTTGAGCGGTTAGAAAGCATCACCAAAGAGATGCTGAATGATTGTGAAATGGTTGCCTGCGAAACCGCTGCCAGTATGGAGCGGTATGCGAAAGAAAACCGCGTATGGACTGATCGAACAGGGGATGCCCGCAAGGGATTACGCGGCATTGCATCCCGTTCGTCGCAAGCAATATCGGCAGGGATTTATCAGGATATGTACGGTAAGACCGGTAAAGAATACGGCTATTGGCTTGAAAATGGGACGAAAGAAGTATCAGGCGGTGTAACGTTCGGAGAAAAGTACGGAATCTTAAAGCCGACGCGGAATGCCCATGCCGGTATGTTTTTCGACGGTATCGAAAAAGTATGCGGACAAGTACTCAAGCGGCAATAAGGAAAAGAAACGATGCGGAGTGCACTGTATGCGGAACTAGCAAAACTCTACCCCGTCTATTACATCGGTAACGGAGAAAAGACGGCAAAAAAACCGTTTCTTATTCTGCAATTTGAACATGGCATTAAAACGCGGCTTGGAAGCTGGAATATGGTTACCGTGAGCGTTTATGTGCCGGTGGGAGATTTTGAACTGCTTGATAGTGCATGTGAAAAAATCATTACCACGTTGGATGGTAAGCATCTAAAACGCATCAGCAGCGACGGTGTTTTTTTAGTGCAATATGTTGATTGCTCAAGCGACCTCGTTGAGGATTCACTTGACGCAATTTCAAAACAGCTCAATTTTAAAATCCCCGTTTTCGGCGGAGATTTTATGTAGATAAAATGGAGGTTAAAAGACTTATGGAAAAGAAAAACGAATACGGGTATTCAATCGGGATAATGCAGGCGGCGCATCTGAATGCTGACAAAAGCTGGCCATCTCCTAACGATTGGGAAGATACCAATCCTCAAACCGGTGAAGTGAGAAAGCATCGGGGTGGACTGGTTGGTAAAACCGGTCCGTTCAACATTGACGGCTGGTCGGGCGACGATTTAAAGCTGACTGTTCTGTACGGCACCAAAACGGAAACCTTTACCTTTGCCTCGACTGCTGCGGATAAAAAAGCGATAAGTGTTACTGATATGGCAAAAGACTTCAACACCGCCTTTACTGCGCTCAAGCCGAAAGGAATAAAACTCAAGGCAGCTAAGACAGTTGTCGGAGCCGATTACGATGCAGAGTATCTTAAAATCACGACAGAGAATGCGGGCGACTTACCGTTTTTTGCCCCGATTGGGTTTCACGGGAAACTCGCGGAGCTTCTCGGTATTGTCGGCTATGTTTCGACCAAAGAAGCAAAGAGCTTCAAAGACGATTTTGACAAGGAAAGCGGCAAAACCGTTGATGCGACAAGCGGACACGGAATCCGCTGTACAGTAAAAGAAGCGGATAAAATAAAGGGTGTCAATATTACCGCTTCTTTTGCAAGCCTACCGAATAAGTTCTTTGCCCTTGTTACCGGCAACACGTACAACGAGGAAACGGGAGAACTGTATATCGACAATGCCGGAAGCCCGCCGCTTGTTACCTTCCGTTACTTCGTAGAGCAGTACGAAAAGGGGCAAAACACAAAAGGTAGTTACGCCCGTGTCAAAGCGGTTATCTTCCCTTCGTGTCAAACGACACCAACAGGAAGCGAAGCAAGTGAAGATGCTTTTGGAGCTGTCGAACTGCAAGGCACCGGCGGGGAAAACAAACGCAGCAATTTACCATTAAAGTTTATCAAAGAAATTTCGCTTGCCGACTACACACAGTACGTACAAAGCTAAGAAGATCCTACGCTCGTCTAAAAAATACCGACGGGCGTAGTTTCATCGTCAATTAAGAGGAGATATCTATGTTTGAAAAACTACAATCTTTTTTCAAAGGGAAAAGCAGACGACAGGCAATTAATGCGGAGATTGCAAAAATTGAAAACGAATCTCCAAAAAACGAAGCGGAACGGCTTGCCCTTGCTACCTGTGAATGGGTGGAGCTTTTATGGAATGGAACGAAGCAAAAGTTTTTTATTCACAAAACGAATTTTCAAGAGCTTTTAGCCTGCGGGAGCTTCCCCAATATTTTATACAAGTTTGTCAATGGCATTACTGAAGCGGTCGGCGCAAAAGATTTAAAAGTATCGGAAATTGACCTTAAAAAGATGAAAGAGGAAGAAGATGAATTCCTTGTTGAACTTGCAAAAAAAAGTATGGTAACTCCAACCTATCAGGAATGTTACGACGCTATTTTGAAAATTCGCGGCATCAGTGAGAGTACCCTTAACGACGTTATCCCTAAAGATTTTTTAAGCGATCTTTTTCTTTTCTATCTTACAGATTGGGAGCGAGACGTAAAAAAAAATTTGGCCGCATTCAATTTGCCCGCTTCGGCAGGCTCGCAAAATACTACAGATGCAAACCCAGTAGCTACATAAAAGGCTTAAACGATTTTGAAGCCTTTTTGTTCGATGAGGCGTGTCTCGTTGCTGTTGAAGGAGAAAATCAGCAGCGGGAAGAAAAAGAAAAAAAGAAAAGATCGGAAGAAAAAAGGCAAAAACAATTTCAAAAAGATATGGCAGAGACCTTTGCAGGGGATGATACATAAAACGGGTTAGATAGATGGGACAGAGTTTAGGCGAAATATATGCAGAATTAGCATTAAAAACAGACAAACTTCAAAAAGGGATTAGAGAATCTAATCGCTCTCTTGCAAAACTTGAGCAGGATATTGACAACGCAGTTGATAGCATCAATGCGAAGCTCGCTGCTATTGGTACCGCTCTTTCTGCCAGTGTAACGCTCCCTTTAACCTTGCTCGGAAAAGCCGCGCTCGATACCTTTACGAATTTTGAACAGTCCATGCAGAATACTTTTTCTGTTATGGGGGCAAGTGCATCCGAAATGGAAGCCTTGAAAAACAAGGCGGAAGCCATGGGAGCGAGTACCCGCTTTAGTGCAAGTCAAGCCGCCGATGCCCTCTATAGTTTAGGTTCAGCAGGTCAATCAGCGGCGCAAGCAATGAACAGCCTCGACGGTGTGTTACAGCTTGCAGGGGCGACGGGAAGCGATTTAGCCTTTACCTCAAGCACGATTGCTTCAACCCTTTCGCAGTTTAATCTCAGTGCAGAAAAGTCAGCGCACATTGCCGACGTGTTTTCATTGGCAATCAGTAAAAGCCAAGCGAATATGACAAAGCTCTCGTACTCAATGAAGTATGTCGGGCCGGTCGCTGCCGGTTTAGGGGTAAGTCTTGAAGCGTCAACTGCTGCACTTATGCGACTTTACAATACCGGTTTCGGCGGTGAGCAGGCGGGAACTATTTTACGATCCGGTTTGCAAAAGCTCGCAAGCGGTACGGATGATGTCAAAAAGAAACTCCAAGAATTAGGAGTAAGCTATGATGAGGTAAACCCGAAAACAAATAACCTTGCCGACATAATCGAGCGGCTGAAAAATGCAAATATCGATGTAGCAAAATCAAGCGAGTTATTCGGTGAAGCGGCGGCTGCC